ATCAAGAGTAGCTTGAGCTGTTTGCCAAGGATAATTGTTTCCTGTTTCCCAAATTGTTTCAAAAGAACCTGAACCAATACTAGAATTATATCCAAATTTATTAATCATAGAATAACCGGGAACTTTACCCTGTTGAACTGCTAAATAAAATGGAATGTCATCAACTGTGCTTCCACCTGTTATTGGATTTACGTTATTACAAGACATTAATTAAACCTCATGTTAAACCATGTAAATCTTTCTACTTCTTGTTTTAAATCTTCTTGAAAAGAAAAGTTTAATTGGTTTTTTAATGTTTCTAATGAAGCAGTTAATTGTCTTTGATTCTCTACTTCGTATTCTGGTTTAGGTTCAGGAATATATACTGTTATTTTTGCCATTATCTTCTACCGTCTGGTTGAAAATCAAATCTAAATAAACCTAATCTCCAATTTTCATCTGTTGAATCATTTGCGATCTTTAATGCTGCAAGCCGTGCTCTGGCTCTTGTATCTATTTTATCCGTAGTAGAGTTTATTGTAAACGGTCCTAATGGCGAGCTAGTTGCAGTATCTGCTGGATAGTCTCGTAAAAAGATAGTTACTTTAGCATTACCGGTTAACACTTTAAAGTCTGGTATAAATCTTCTAATCTTGATAAAGAATTCTCCTTCTCCATCCGTATCCAGATCAAAGTCTCCTGATTGAATGTAAGCAGGTATCGCTGTTTTAACTCCTGCAAAAGTAACTTCATTCACTCCTGTTTCATGTTCATAATAAATACTAGCCCCTTGTGATGAAGTAATACCTTGTACGGTAGGGAAAGTTGGAGTGGTATTTTGAAGAAATTTAGTTGCATAAGGTTTATCAAAAATAACTTTATCGGTATAAGAACTTCTAGCTAACGTTCCTGTTACCCAAGTTTGTTCTTGATAATTATAAATAACCATACGATTAACAAAACTAGAATTAGCAGTTGGATAAAACCAAATAATTTCACTAAATAAACTATTGTGAGCTGCGTATACTTGTTGCCCAGCATTATAATTAATTCCAGGATTACTTCCTGTTGTTTTAAATACAAAGTCTTCTACTAAACATGAAAGTTTTTTCACCGATCCATCAAAGATAAAGAATCCTCCTTCGTCCGACATCCAATATACGGTAGTGTCGACAAAGACTAATCCATTCTGGCCAATCAAACCACAGTTCGATCCTACTTGTCGGATAGAAAAAGTAAAAGGTGGTCCTACATATTGCACAATATAAGCTGCTGTATCGGTTCCAATAAAAGTATAATCTTTACCTTTAGTCGCTCCTACAATTGCAGTTCCGTCGTCAATTCTAAAAGTACCAGCAGTGTTAACAGAGGTAGGTTGATAGATTGTTCTATTTTCTTGATCTGAAAAACGAATAAACATTTTATCTTGTGTGCTAGGTGTTCCAATCGTAGTTTCTGTTCCTAAATGAATTAAATGTCTATCTCGATCGGATACAATGGTCATCACTGATTTAGTAGGGTTGTTTGCTATACTAGTAGCTCTCGTAATTAACGCATTAGGATCTCCTGCAATCGGAGTCCAATTAAAGGATCGTCCATTATGAACGGTTGCAATTAATACTTGACCGTAATTATCTAGTGACCATATACCTGGATCTATATTGGTATTCGAAGTAGTTCGTGCTGTACCCCAAGTAGATTGTCCCCATCTACCTGCTCCCCATCCATATCCTAAAGTTTGTAGTAAAGGACCAATTTGAATATAAGGTAAAGGATCTAAAGTTCCGTCGTTCGTCGCCCCTGTTCCCGTTTCCGCTGTTGGCATTTGAATAGTAAAGGTACTAACGGTTGGTGTAGTCTTTACTTCAAATAATATATCATCAAAGTCCGCTGCTACGTAATCGGTATCAGGAGAAGTAAAAGAACCTGCGTTTTCAAAAGTTACAATATCACCAATTTCTAATTGATGAGGAGAAACCGTAGTGACGGTGACTGTAGTAGAACCATTGGTAGTAGTAATATCCGCCCCTGTTTGTTGTCTATCAGGATCAATAGGTGTAATATCGTAAAGATCTCCAGAATAATAGATATATAAACATCTATTTGTACCTATTGCAGCATATTTCCTACCATCTAAATCAACAAACGTATGTTGAGCTCTTGCTACTCCAATCATAGAATATTGATTAGCTTCAACCCATCCGCCTATTTTTTCAGGCTGACCGTATCTAAAACGTACATTATCCCCATCTACCCAGTTATTTTCATTCTGAGTATCGGTTAATTGTTTATTGAATCCAGGTCTAAATGGTATTTTTACTAAAGCCATAAACCTATTTTATAATACTTAAGCTTATAAGTATAGATTACCTAATACCGGATGGAAGTCCTAACATTGCCCGTTTATCAAACTTATTTTGTTCAGCAAACTGACCGTTTCTATGATTATAATGCAAGAATACTTGACCACAAATATTGCCTTGAAACTCTTCTCTCCAGTGTTCTAATTCACATCCAGAGTATACTAACATATCTCCCGGAGCTAAATCTACTTTAACACCTGCTGGTGCATTAGGCTTCATAATATTTTTATATTCATCAATGACATTATTAGATCCTGTTGGGTCAATAAAGATTGGCCACGGGTCTCCGCCTAAATTAAGCGTAGTAGATATTTCGCAACTAGGTCTATCTTTATGTCTTTTTAAAATAGATCCTTTTTCATAAATCCTTGCATAAGAATAAGTAGGAATTAAATCTAACCCAGTTTGTTCTTTCATAATCGGTAATACTTTAACTAATAAAGTTTCCATAACAAAATCTGCATAATGAGAATAAACATTAGGAACTTGTTTATCTCTTCTAGTTCCAAGAATAGGAGTTTCTGCAACAATGTTATGATTATACATATAATCCACTGCATCTCGCTTTAACATAAAATAGTTGAAACAAAAATTAGCTAATTCGTAAGATACAGCGTTTTTAATTACTTGATATTTATTTTGATTAAAATTCATATTGCGATCTCCGTTCCGTCTTTATGTTTAGTTTGATATTTAGCTGTTGCATCCATTAATGTTTTAACTTCTTCATCGGGTACAATCTCTATTTCATATTCTTCTATACCTAGCATTGTGCCTGCAATAAATCTTCTCATCCCCATACACAATCTATATTTTCCATCTTTTTCTGTACATATCAATGGATTAATAATTCCATTTTTTTCTATATCGGTTTTTAATTTTTTCCATTTTTCGTTTTTCGTTTGACTTAATCTACCTTGTTCACTTTTAAGATGTTCTTCTCTAAATACAATTAAATCCTTGTGCACTCTCATACCACATAGCATTTTTGCATAAAGTTAAAAGATACAGATATTCTAATATCATCCGATTGGTTTGGATCCACACAATGATTGAGCCAAGATGGAAACATAATCAATCTTCCAGCTATCGGTTCATAATGTGTTTCTCTCCATAATCTTGCAGGTTGAGGACCTGGTTTCATTCTAGGTCTTGTCATTAGTGCAATAGATCTTGGATCTTCTAATTTTAAATGACCACAGTTAGGTGGAGTTTTTACATAATAGACTCCAGACCATAAGGAATTAGGATGAATATGCGTTCGATTAAATCCACCTTTTGGATTTACATTAGCCCACATATTACCTAAGAAAGGTTCTGAATCTAATTGTTCTTCTTGATATATTTCAAATTGCATTTTAAACAACAAATCAACTAACTCTCTGTATTCAGGTCGATCTGCCATATTCGAAGGTGAATGCCAACCATTGACATTGGTTCTTTGAATACCTTTATCTTGATTCATCCAATGAATAATATCTTGTTCTAGTTTTTTATTAAACTCTGCTGTGCCTACATCTTTAATATAGATAGGGGTAGGAAAAAATAATTCTCTGTTCATTTAAAAGATGGTCCTCCAAACCACATTACTAACGATTTTCTAATTCCTTTGGTAATTGGTACAACCCTATGTCGGATAAAAGAAGCAAAGAAGATTGCTTGTCCTTGTTTAGGTTTTACAATTTTACCGTCTGACATAAGCTCTAATCCACCACCTTCAAATTCAGATTCGTCTGATAAAAGACAAGTCATTGATATTTTTCTTATTGGTGGTTCGTGTGCACAATTAACATCCGAATCAATATGCCAATCATAAAAACCACCTACTGGATATTCTGTATATTGAGCAGGTTCTGTTAATCGCATACCGTCAAAACCAAAATGATTACCATTGGTTTGTAACATTATTTGTTCAATCTGTTTATAC